CAGAGGCGCGAGAAACCGCTGCGCGAAGGGATGCGAGAGTGGCCAGGTCAGCTCCAGCCGCCCGCGTTCGATCTCGCTCGTCTGCACCACATCGCCATGGGCGACGGCGGCGGGCTCCCAGGTGATCGTATCCCCGCCGCTCCCCGCGCTGGTCCATGCCTCGGTCCGACTGGTGAAACGCCAGACCTGATCGCCTTCCACGAACTGGTAGAGGAAATAGGGCCGGCCCTCGGCGACCGAGGACTCCAAGCTGGCGTAGGTCATGCGGGCACCTCGAGAACAGGCAGCGTGACCTCGCTCGCCACCGAGCCATGCTGGATCTCGACGCGATCCGCGCCGGCGCGCATCGCGGTCAGGAACTGTACCTTCCTCGGGCCGCGAACTGGATAGCCGAGGTTCGACGACAGCGTCAGCCGGTGATCCGCGCCCTCGGCGATGGCTGTGGTGATCGTCCGGAAGCGCAGTGCGGATGGCATTTCCAAGATGATTGCGCGACCGACATAGGGCGGGAGCGACGCAATCGGGGCGACGCGCATCAGCACCGATCCCGAAGTCATAGCCGCGCGCAGTTGCAGCTCATACCCCCAGGTCGGCAGCCAGAAGCTGGCCTGCCGTCCACGAAGTGACCAGAGCCAGCGGCGCAGGAGTTGGCGTGCGGTCTGGCCTTGTGCCTTGAGCGTGATCGTTTCATTGCGTTCGAATACATCGCGCATGGGTTCGACCACGACCGGCCCGAAGCTATTGTCGACGTATTCCACCGCGCGCCGCAGGCTGGCGGAGAGCGGGCGGCGCACCACGCTCGGGTCGGTCTGTACCGGGCGGCCGAGATAGGTCGGCAGCACCGGTGCTGCGAGGTCTGGCGCATCTCGCAGCAGGAAGCTGGCACTGACCGTGCCATCGCTCTGCCTGCGGCGGGTGACCTCGATGGTCGAGGTCAGCACACCGACGCGGATCGGTGCGACTGTCATGCGCTGCGCAGCAACCACCGGACTGGGCAGTTGCAGCACCAGAGGCTCCGCCAGGATCAGCCGGTCCGGCTGAACACTGGCGATGGCCACCGCCGCCGCCTCACGGCCATCGACCGCAATTGTCGCGAGCCCTCCTGTCCGGAAATCCGCCAGCCCTGTGTCGAGCAGGATCTCGGTCGCGCCTTGCACCAGATCGGCACCGGGCTGCAGCGCCATGTGCCAGAGCGGGACCTGCCAGTCTCCGGCAAACCCGTCCCGCGCCGTTTCGGCCGCCCGGGCCATCCCCAGCGCGTCGAGTCTGTGCCGGAAGGTGACGATCTCCCGCGGTCGTGGTCGGAGCGCGATGCGCTGTTCGCCCGCGCGCGATGGCAGCACATCGGTGCGCCATTCTAGCACCTCGTTGATTTCCTGCGCCGCCGGGAAGGACCAGAATGGCAGTGGGCCTCCCACCTCAGGCATTCAGCGCACTCCGGTTGCGGCGGATGACGTTCAGGATCGCCCGCTCGCCTGAGGGCGTGGCGAGGTAGTCGCCGACCACCGACGGGTCGAGGACGTTGATGATGCGCGTCGACATATCCTGTGCAGGCTGTGCCGGGCCACTGTTCATCTCTACGCCCAGTCGTCCGTCGCGGCCGCGCCGCAGCGGCAGGATCGCCTCGGGCCCGGCTTCGCCCATCAGCCCGATGCCGCGCGCGAAGGGAAACACCGTTGGCCGGTTCACCACGCCCCCGCGCGCGAAGGCCGTCAGTTCCTGATCCCCGGCAAAAACGCCGCCCTTGGCGAAGCCGAAGAGGCTCGCGAAGAACCCGCCACCGCCGCCCATGCCCGAGAAAGCGCGCATGATTGCGTTCTCGATCGGCTTGAAGGCCAGTTCGATCAGCCGGTTCGCGAGATTCTGGGCGATCCGCGAGATGGCGCTGGCGAAGGTCTCCCAGGTGAACTCGCCGGATTTCAACGCCTCCTTGATCGGACCGACAATATCCTGCGCGAGGCCTTGTGCGATCTCGCGCGAGCGCTCCTGCGCGGTGCGGACAGCATCGGCAGTCGCCTCCCATGCATCCCGCGCCGTGTCGGCCGCCGCGCGCAGGGCCTGACCGGCCCCGCGACCGGCCCCGCCCGCGCGACCTGCTGCCTCGCCGGTGGCGTCGATGGCGTCCCCCAGACCCTCGGCAGCAGTGCGCGCGGCGGTAAGTGCATCTTCGGCATCCGAACCGGACGCGGCGACAGCCTCGCGCAGGGCGGCGACGGACTCGAGCGGCGCGGTTGCTGCGTCCACCACGCCGGTTATGATTTCGCGCAGGTCCTCGGCGTGGGAACGGGCCTCCTCGGCATAGCTCCCAAGCCCCAAATCCGGCATCGCAATCGGCTCGGAATTGAAGGCCGCCTGAAACGCCGCGCGTGCCTCGGCTCCGGCCTCGGCCGCCGATCCCGCGAAGGGGTTGTCGATCCGGCCCAGTTCCAGGTTGCCGATCAGCGAGACGCGCCGTTCGATGCCCAGCGCTTCGAGCCCGCTGTTGATCCCGTCCAGAAACCCGTTGATGCGCCGCCCGACGCCATTCAGCATCGCCTCGATGCCCGCGATCAGCGCATTCGCCGCCTGGAAGGCAAAGTCTCCAATGGCCGAGGGCAGCGCGCCCCAGAGCACCTTGATCGCCTCAAACGCCCCCTGAAAGGTGTTCAGTGCCGCGTTGCCAAATCCGACCACCGCTTCGAGCGAGGCCTGCAACGCCTCGGCGATGGCGGCCTTGATGTCAGCCCAAGCCGCCATGATCGCCAGCCCCATGGCAACCGCACCCAGCTGCATGCGCTCCCAGACCTCGCGGGCAAGATCGCCGAGCAGCGAGAGCGCATTGCCAAACCCACCGGCGCCGCGCACCAGCCGCCCGAACCAGTGGATCAGTTCGCCCGCCGCGACCACAAGTCCGATCAATGGCAGACGCAGCAGCGCGCCGCGCAGGATGACCAGCGCCATGGCTAGACCCCTGACAGAGGCAGCAGCCGCGATCTTGGCCGCGACGAACCGTCCCGCCATCAACGCGGCGATGCCTGTCGCATAGGCTGTCAGCCGTCCTAGGTTCTCGAAAAGCGTGCGGATGGCGATGCCAAGCGGTCCGGTGGTGCGCGCGACAGCGGCCATCGCATCCGCGACCGCTTCCAGCGCCGGAGCGGCGGCCACGGCGAGCTGGTTCGAGAGCCCGCGCCAGATCAGCCCCAGCCGCGAGATGGCGTCATTGGTCCGCTCGATCTGGGCGGCGTCCTGATCGGAGACCACCACCCCGAAATCCCGCACATCCTGTGTGGCCTGGCGCAGCGTGGCGGTGTCGATCCGGGTGAACACCAGTGCCGCGCGATCGCCAAAGAGCTGCGAGGCCACCGCCGCCCGCTGGGCCTCGGGCACGAACTCCGCCAGCCGGTCCTGGATCAGCGCAATCCGCTGGTCGAGCGGCAGCGCCTGCAACTCGGCCGCTGACAGCCGAAGCCGGGTCAGGGCGTCGACCGCAGGGCCGGTCCCGGCGGCGGCTTGGCTGAGGCGCCGGGTAAGCTGGATCGTCGCCTGCTCGATCTGACCCATGGACACGCCGGCCAGATCGCCCGCACGCTCGAGCACCTGGATGCTTTCAACGGTCGTATCCAACGAGGCCGCCAACTTGGCCTGGGCATCCACCGTCTGCAGCCCCGAGCGGATCATCGCCGTGGCGGCTGCCGCGATGGCCGCCGCCGCTGCCGCCATCGCCACCCGCGCACGCCGTGCAAAGGCCGCGAGCCGTGCATTGGCACCTTCCATCTCGCGCGACAGACGGCCAAAGCCGCGGGCACCCGCTTCGCCCACGCCTTCCAGCTCGGCCTTCACTTGCCGCCCGCCAGTTGCGGACAGGCGTACGCTGACGCGTTTTTCTGTCATCGGTCAGCCTCCCTGCTGCCGTCCATCTGCTCGTTGAGATACCGCGCCATCACCGCCTCGATGACCGGAAGGAGTTCGGCTGCCGCGCGGTGATCGACCCCGAGCGCCTCGGCCATGGCCAGTGCCGCGCTCATGTCCCAGCCCAGCACGACACCGGGCACGGCGCGGATCTGACCGCCCAGCCGCCCGGCCAGGTCCCATACCTGCCATCCTTCCAGCGTATGCGGCGCGTTCAGGATTTGCGGGCAGTCCGGGCACGCGCCTTCGCAGGCTGCGCAGTACCCTTCGCCCCCGCCATAGACCCAGTCGGCGAGGGCGCGGAGGCGTTTTTTTCCGCTTCCAGCTCCAGACCCTTCGCGACATAGCCCATCTGGAACTTCTCGAAGATCGGCCAGATGTCGAGCAGCGCGGCGATCCCTTCAGGGGTCACCGGTGTGGGATTGCCATCGGCATCGCCGACACCCTCCCACTCGCGGATGGCGCGTTCTGCCAGCACCTTGCCGAAGATCACCGCAATCTCGTCGTCGCTGGTTCCTTCGGGCAGGCTGCGCACAGCCGGGTCGCTGCGCGCGGCCACCATCAGCGCCGTGGTCAGCGGCTCGACCCGGACGCGCACGTCGAGGCCAAGATCGAGCCAGTACGGCTCACGGGCAAGGTTAAGGCGCAGCATGGCTCAGTACTCCTCGACGGCGTTGATCAGCGTGATGGTGCACATCCGCCCCAGCGTGGCGTCGCGCGCGGCCTGCCAGTCGAAGTTCGCCTGGACGCCCTGCGGCCCGGAAATCTCGATGCGCGGGCGCGGCAGGTAGACAGCGTGCACAGTGAAGGTGAAGCTTTCGCCGGACGGCAGGACGTAGGCGAACTCCATCTCGCAGGCCTCGCCATTGATCGCCTGCGTCACCAGCGTCTGGTCGGCGAAGCGCACCTCGATCCGGCCGGTCAGCGCGGCGATGGACGGGTCCGCCCCGTCGATGCGGCCGTCCGAGCGGATCGTCTCGATCCGGTCGAGATTGTTGGCATAGGTGATCTCCGCGGAGACCACGTTGCCGAGCGCCGTGCCGTTGCGGGCGATCGACCCGTTGAAATGGCCGAAGCGCTTCAGTTCCAGCGCGGCGGGCGTTCCGGCGCTGGTGGTCGTGCCGACCGTCTCGCCCTGCGCCACCAGCCGCGCCGTTGCGGTCAAGAGCCCCGAGCGCTGCATCTGCCAGGACAACTGGTCCAGCACGCAGCCGGAGTACATCGCATAGCGCGGCACCTCCGGCATGCCGGTCTCGATCGACATGCTGGGCAGCGTCCAGGACCCGGACTGGAACTCGTGGGTATACGGCGCTTCCACACCCGTGGTCGTGGGCGCGCCGAACGCCGCCTTCAGCCAAAAGCCAAAGGCTTCCGCGTCGAGCGGCACGACGACGTCGCCGTCCGCCGTCACCGCGTCCTTGATCGGCGCCAAAGGATCGCGCCCGTAGCCCAGCAGCTCCGAGTTCAGCAGCGGCTGCTCCGCGCCGAGCGAAGTGCTGGCGAAGGGCATGCGGGTGAAGCCGCTGGCGGGCGGCGTTCCATAGATCGTCTCGAACGCAAGCGCCATCAGCGCCCGCGCCCCCTGGGCTCGTGCCATGGTGTTCTCCTCGGGTTGTCGGGGTCAGCCGAGCGGATCGGCCGTGGAATAGTGCAGCACCACAGGGATCACGGCGGCCTTCAGGCTGGCGGCGCCCTCGACCGGTAGGTCGACCGGCCGCGGCGCTTCCGCCTCGACCCAGTCGCAGAGCCCGCCCAGTGTGCGGTCGGCGGCGAGCGCCGTGCCGATGCTCGTGATCAGTGTGTCGAAGGCGGCGTCACGGGCAGCGCCCTGCACGACCGCCTCGATCTCGGCC